AGTGGATTGTAGTGTTAGGAGCATCGATAATTTCAATGGTAATTGTGTCTCTCGTCGAGTGGGGGACACAAAAATTTTTGAAAGTTAACGGCTACATTCCGGAGAGCTTTACAGAGCTAATTAAGGAACACGCGGAGGAAAACGCGCGTCTTCATCCAACTGTAAATACGGTGAAGAAACAGGTTTTCGAAATTGACATGGTGGTAGGCAATATGCGTGAGAAGTGTATTGGCTTACTGTCAGGACGACATGTAATAACAATTAGCCATGCAACAGGGGCTAATGAGTGTTATTTGACGGCATATAAGAATAGAGAATTGAAACATATAATAATCGACAATGCTTTTTGTAAATTAGAATTTAAGTGTGCGCAGAGCGACATCGCTGTGTGGGCACTACCAAGAAATTTTCCAACTCCGTTTAAGAATATATCACATGTTTTTTCGAATTTAGATGGGTCTAGTGTTAAAGAATCCAAATTTGTTCACCCTATGGGGGTGCTATCTTTGGATAAGTTATCAGCTAAACCTATTGAAATTCCAACATTATATTCTTTGACGAAAGGGGGAAAAGTCTTTTCTAATTACTTGAAGCCAAGTGACGTTTTTTATAAGTTTCGATATCCAGGCTTGTGTGGAGGTGTCGTCTTGAGTGACGGTGGGAAATTTATCGGATTGCATGTCGCTGGTAGTTCGGAAGAAGATGTAGGAGCGGCGATAAGAGTACCTGAACAAACGAAAACAACAATTTTCAATATATTGAATGACTTCACTTTTAATATCAATGCGACCATGAGTGACAAAGACATACCAGATTTTAGTGGAATAAAACTGGCAGAAAATCATCACGTTCACGTTCCGAAGGAGACAAACTATATCCCAACTCCATTACATGGAGTATTTCCGATTTCTCGCGTTCCAGCTCAATTAAGTGTTAATGGTCCGCACACGGTAAAAGACGTCGCAAAGAAGTCGTTTACCGCAGTGCAGAGTGTTGATGCAGAAGAGATAGAATTTGGTAAATCTGTGATGATGTCACTGATAGATGACTTTGAACCGTTATCAATGAGTGATGTTATTTCAGGAACTAGTGTTCTGGCAGCAATAAATCGAAAATCAAGTAATGGTCTGTATACTCCTAAAACAAAGGAGGAGTGCATAGACTATGAAAAGGGAGAGTTGAAGGAGCCTTTTAAAGGTGAATATGATGATTTCTTAGCTAGGGTTAATTCAGGAAAATTGGAGACAAAGGATTTGATATGGTTTGAAACTCTAAAAGATGAATTGAGAGGTACTGAAAAAGTACTCCCAAGAAGTTTTAGAGTTTCGAAACTATCAATGCAATTGTTAACAAAAACAGTTTTTGGAAATATGGTCGAGCAGATAGTAAAAGAGAGGTGGTCCAATCAAATTATGGTGGGAGTTAACCCATATAAGGACTGGTCAAGGCTATATTCTATTCTTAGGAAGGATTATAGTTGGGCAGGAGACGTTGCTAAGTGGGATGGAGCAATGTTACCTCAGGTACAGAATGCTATTGGTGACATTCTGAAGGTTAAGTTTAAGGGTGATTCCAAACTTGTTGATTTTGTCATAGGAAACATAATACATTGTTATGTTGCCGTACAAGACGACACGTTTGTGACCACTCACTCTATGCCTTCAGGGAGTTTTCTAACTGCGATTCTTAATAGTCTAGTAAATAGATTTTATACTGCGATGTGGTTTTACCGCAGTATAAAACATCTCAAAAAACCAACTGTTTCATTATATACTAGTACCATAGTAGATTTTGTGTATGGGGATGATAAGCTTAATGTTCTCTTGAAAGATGAGTTTGCTGATCATTTGAACGCTGTGACGATGAAAGAGTTTTTTGTTAGTATCGGTATGGATTTTACCGATTCTAAGAAAAAACCCATCGCCACTCCGTTTCAAAGGATTGATGAATTAACATTTCTCAAGAGATCATTTGTTTTTCACCCTTATATACAAGATGTAGTAGGGCCTTTAGATTTAAGTACTATTTTTAGCACATTGTCATTTTTTGATTGTACAAAGGAAACAGATCAAGTTCTGTCTGATAAGTTGTCGGCTTTTCAGAGAGAAATCTTTTTGCACACCCCTGCATTTGCGCAGAGTTGTGTTAGCCGACTTAAATCAGCGTGCGAAGAGCGCGCAATTCAATTTATTGAGTTACCATTTCATTATTTGTTAACTCTGTACAAAACAAATGATTATCCTATTGATGAGTATCAGTATGGATTATCTCAAAAAACAATAATATAACTAATATTTTCTAGCGCACTAATAGTGCTTAACCTTAATTGTAAATAATAAAACAGATAGGGCAGGTACTATAAACATATGCTCT